AAGGTGTAGGTATCTGTAGGTTAGGTTATAGCGACATTCAAAGAAATGGAATACTAGGACAAATATTAAACAGGCTGGAGAACTAATGCCAATATACGATTATGAATGTAGAGACTGCGGAGCAGAAGTTAGTGATGTGTTTCAAAAAGTTACAGATCCAGAATTAAAAAAGTGTGAAGCTTGTGGGACGAATGGTCTCTACAGAGTTGTTACTGGGGGTCTTCATGGTTTTATGGCTGGCGGTAATACAATAGGTAGCATTGCAGACAAGAACACGCGCGTCAATAAAAATAAAATAAACGAAATGGAGGCTATGAAAAAAGAAAAGAACCCTCCACCAGAAAAACCTTGGCATCACAAACAGGGGGACAAATCTTTGAAAGAAATAAATAAGATGTCGGAGACTCAAAAAACTCGTTACATCATGGAGGGAAGATGAAATACATTAACGAATCGACAAAGGGTATGGAAGAAGTACCCGTCAACAAGGAGGTAGACTTTAATAAAAACGGAACGGTTGCCGCCCATAAAGACAAAGTATACGCAAAGATGGTGGAGTCTCAGAAAGACAAACTATACTTCATTAAAACGCACCAAAATCAACCTTTTGATCCTATGGGATCAAGCGCTACAAGAGAAAACTATTTAGAAACCAAGCTTAAAAGAGTTTCAAAGGACACATTTGATTTCTATTTAATATACCTACAAACAAAAAATTCTATTTACCTAACAAGGACAAACAGGAGATTTATAAATGAGTAAGCGAGGACCATTGAGTAAGATAGAAAAATTTTACATTGAACAAAATTGTGATATGGATATAGATCAGCTATCTTCTGACTTGGATAGAGCTAAGAGCGTAGTAAAAGCACACGCTAGTAAGTTTCAAAAAAACAAAAAGAACACAGAAGATACTAAAGAAAAAAAAGAACCTACACATCTAGCGTCTCAAATACCTTCTAGTAGAGGTTCTACTGTGATGACAGAAAATGGATCTACGATTTCAGACGAATTTAGAAAGAAGTCTCAGTTTTTAGGAAGAAGAAGTGAATGCACAACTTCTATAAGGTGATAAAATGGACAGAGAAAAATGGCTAAAGCAATACAGGACAAACAAACAAGCCGTTTGGATCAGATGTAAACTGACAAATGGGGAAGAATTTAATTATGATAAGTTTGAAGGATGGAGAGAGCTAAAAGCCAAGTGCGATAAAGAAGATTTATTTTTATCAGAATTGCACTTGCAATATCGTTCTCATAAGGCTACTATAGATATAAGCGAAGCTGTTGATGGTGTATACTTGATTAGATCGCTATTAGGAGCGCTAGGCTCAGACTCTAAAGAATATTACACAGTAGGACTTGTAAAGGGTTCTAATGTTTCTAAAAAAATGTGGATTACACCAGAACTTGTATTAGATAAAGAATATGAAGATGAAATTGAAAACTGCTTTGAAGAAGCAATCATCTATGACAAAACGAAAAAGAACTGAAAAGAGCAAGTACAAGCATCAGACAACTGGTGATCACTGCACCTGCGCTTCCTATCTAGCAGAAATGATGTGCCTTCGTTTGGCAGAATACAAAAACGAAGGAAATCTAACATATAAGTTTTGGAATAAAAAACCTTGGGACTGGACTTTCAAGCAGCAGATGTTTGCAGCAAATAATCTCATAAAGAAATATGGAGAGAAAGCTGTAGTTAGAGCGGTTGCTAACCAAAAATCTGTATTCTCTTTAAAGAACAAGCGCTTGATACCAGAAATAATCAAGCAAACAAAACTTATAAAAGAAGAGGAAAGTAAACCTAGTCAAGAACTAAACGTAAAAAAAGAAGCAAAGACTAGAAAGAAATCATACGGAAAGAAATCTGGATTAAATAAACTTAGAGGACTAGACAATGGCAAAGAAGAAAGCCAAGAATAAATTTGAAGACGATATTGTTAGCAATCAAATCATCAGCAAGTATGGGGATATTGTAGAACAAGGAACAAAAGTTCTTGCAGATTTGCAAAACTTTAATACAATTGGTATATCTCCAGCGCTAGACTTAGCTTTGGGTGGAGGACTAAGAGAAGGCAGTGTCGTTGTCATGACGGGAGACCCAAAGACCGGCAAGACTACTACATCTCTATACTTCGCTGCCAAAGCGCAGGCAGCAGGCAAAAATGTATTCTACTTTAACACAGAGGGTAGACTAACAAAAGAAAACTTTACAGGAATAAAAGGTTTAGATGCAAGCAATATTAAAGTCGTGCAGGCAACAGACAACCAACCTGTGGTATCCGCTGAGACATTTCTAAACACCATAGAAACCTACGTCAAGAATACTCCAGAGTTTGTTGCTATCATCGACTCTGTTTCTAATATGGTTCCGCAGGATGAGCTAGACGGAGAAGTACGAGGTGGGGTCAGGGCGCAGCTACCAAGACTCTTGTCCATGTTCTTCAAGCGTATTAGCAATGACGTAGCAAGAACCAAGGCGATATTAATTTTTATCACCCATAACATAGCAAATACTGGTGGCTCTAGATGGTCTCCAGCGAAAATGGCAGACGCAGGAAACATGCTGCAATATCAAGCTGGCACAAACATGGTTATAACTCACAGAGGAAAGTGGGAAGAAAGTGACGATCAAGGCAATGACGTTGGGCAAGTTGCAAACTGGGTTGTTAAAACCTCTGCCGCTGGAGGTAAACCAAATACAAACGCTGTGTCGTACATCAGATATGGCACTGGGATTGATGAAGTCAGAGAGCTTTGTGAAATTGCAAACGAGCTTACATTTATCAAACAAACAGGTGCTTGGTATACAATTACAAGCGCTATAGGATCTGAAGACAAAAGAATATTGAAACTATTGAAAAAGAATGAAGTGGCAGACGAAGCAGAAGCTAAGGAAAAGTTTTTTAAGTTTCAAGGTATGGCAAGACTTAGTAAGTTTATAGAAGAGAATGAAGAAATACAAGACTTCCTGTATGATGAAATTAAAAGTGTGCTATGAAAGTTGTAGGATTAAACGGCAGAGAATACAATGTAGACTTAAAAAAATATATTGTAAGAAAAGATGACAAGACCGTTAAATCTAAGTATCACTTGGCAGCTAGAGAGTTGCTACATGAAATGTTTTCAGGGTACACAATTATTGAAGAGATGAAACTACCGGGGTCAAGAGATCCAGCCAAGAAGTCTACTTTATTTTTAGACTTTTTTATCCCTAACTTACAGCTAGGCGTTGAGGTCCACGGACAACAACACTACAAATTTTGTAAGTTTTTTCATAAAACCAAGGCTGGGTTCTTGACTTCCCTTAAAAGAGACTTTATAAAAGAAGATTGGTGTAATCTAAACCAAATAGAGTTAATTGTGTTGAAGTATTCAGACAGCGTAGAAGATTGGAGAAAACAAATTGACAGCCGCTGAAAGATTGAAAGAGTTTCTAGATGGTATTGAAGCATACGTAACAGCCAGAAACATAACGCCTACTAAGTTTAACCCAGAGTTTGCTATGGCGGAAACACTTAGTATGGAAGACTTGGACAGACTTAATCAAGATGAGTGCTTTGGTCATGCTTATCAACTGATGCAATACGTAGATCATGTGGGAACAGAACGCGCTCAGTGTGAAAATGTAATACGCTGGTGTGATAACTCTTTGCAAAGTATTATATCAGAAGCGCTTACAAGCGGAGTATGGGACACTTATGCAAAGCATGAAACTAAAGTTGCCACGATACTAAGAAACGACGAGCTAGCAAAAAAAATTAACGAATGGAAACTAACTGCTCAAGGAAGACTTGAAAATCTTAAATCTAGAGAGTATAATATAAGAAGGAAGGCTGATATACTATTTGAAAAAGGTAAAAGAAAATGAGTGATGATATTGTAAAAACACTTTTAGAGTCTTTGACAGATGAGCAAAAGGCCGAACTAGTAAAGTCTTTGATGAAATCTGAAAAAGAAGAACCCGAACAGAAAGAAGAGGTGGTCTCTTCTGAAATAGAAGTAAATGAAGATTTTACTGTTACTAGAAAGATAAATGAATCGACAAGGAGAAATCCGGTGAGGGCTAAGAAGAACAAATGGGTTGACGATGGTAGCTTCCAACTAGAAGGTGAAGAAGAGTTTTCTTCAAACAGAAAAAGAACTTCTAGGAGCAGAGGCAAAACCAAGAAAGTTCAGCTTGAGTGTTCTGTTTGTGGAAAAACATACATGGAACATCCCAGTCTAATCTACGGAGAATACCACCGATGTAATCGGTGCGGGGGTCGATAATGGAATCCAAGTTGTTGGACTTGGGCGCAGAGAGAGCGGTTCTTGCCGGTC